TAACTCTTTGTTTCAATTGGTCGGGACGATAGGATTTGAACCTACGACCCCTTGTCCCCCAGACAGATGGGAAAAATAAAACGTAATATATAACAGTAGCTTATAAATAGTTGCAATTTAAAACCTACGCTATAAGAGTTTGATTTAATTTAGTTGGGTTTTTGTCGTAGTGACAAAATTACTACACTATTCCAAAGTTAGTATTAACCGTTTTCCAAGTGCTCTTGCTGCTTTATCTAATTGTTTTAAACTTGGCCAGTGGCGAGGGTCTTCCAGTCGTTGTACTGCCGGCCATGATGTTTTCATTGCATTGGCTAATTCCGTTAATGTCTTATTACCTCTGGCTTTTCTTAACAGCAAAGCTGCTTGTACTTCCGGGCTTGGCGATGCCATATAGCCGTTTACTGGGCACGGTGATGGTTCTGGTATTTCCTGGTTCTTTTCCAGTCTGTAAGCCAGCATGGCGCTCAACACCTCACTGGCGTTATATGCGGCTTCTTCTAAAGTCTCGCCTTGTGTAAACGTATCCTCAAGGTCGATGAATTGCACGAACAAAAAACCGTCTTCATCTGCTTCTACTGTATAGGGGTAGTCTGTTCTCATTTTAACTTTACACCTGTTTGTTTTTCGATTGCCTTTAATAAACCGATACCCACATCCTTCGCGCCGTGTACAGGAACCGGAACACCTCGCGGCATACCATCTTTTTCCATGATGTGATGGCTGCCTTCAATCCTGGCTAAAGTCCAGCCTTCTTCCTTTAATCGTGCAATGATCTGTTTACCGTTCATAAATTTATTATATCAAAAAAGATATAGATTGGTAACGAGTCTTATTTTTGCGATATTTCAAAATCTGCTTTTGCTCTCTAGTAACAGTTAATTTTTATTAAAAGCCGCTTTTTCTCTTATGTAATCATTCCCACAACTTACTATTTTTCCTGTACTTTTTTCAAATCATTCTGGTTGTTTCTTGTATTGATCTTTAAACCTTTGTTCCTTAGCTGGTTCTGCTGTGGGCGGGGTTGGCACTGTAATTTTCATTTGTGGATATTCTTTTTTTCCGTTAGGGTCGACAATAATGGTTGCCCATGTATGATCTATTCCTATACATGTCTGACATTCTACTTGCTCAAACAATAGCGTATAAACGCCCGGAGATACAACATGAAACCAGTGCAAGATAGTGCTGCTTCTATTATCTATGTTGAAACTACAACCTATGTACTCACCCTCATCAATATTTTCATAACTTCTTTCGTTTTTTCCGTTAAGACTTAAGAAATGACTATATTGGCTTTCTTTTATCTGTCCACAATTCAACTGATTAAATGAACCGTTTTTTAAGGTTATGTTAATTTTTGGTGCTTTTAGTTCACTAAAACTTTCATTATTTTGTTTCTTCCTTGAAATATCTAGACTTTTAATCAATTCATTCTTATTGACGTCGTTTAAAGATTCGTATCCGTAATAGGTCAAAAAATTTGCTACTAAAACACCGATTACTACACAAAATATCAATTTAATTTCGCTCATTTTATATTCATTCCTGATGCTTACATTACGCGAGTAACGGCTTACATAAGCCGCCTTTGTGCTGCTTTCGGCCTTTATCCGGTTATTGTTTTAACCGTCCCCCATTTTGATAATGCCCTTCCCGCGGTTACGTACCCGTTGACAGATTTTTTCTTGTTTCCTCGATCTCAGGGCTGATTTGTCCTGCTGCTGGGATGGTTTGACCTGTAGCTAGCCAATAGGCGTACTCTGGCCATACTGTTGATATAGCTTGAATCTGCCACCCATAAAGTTTTTGCCTGTTATTTTCAATACTGCTGATTTGTCCGCTTTTTATCCCTGTTTGTAGTGAAAACTCGTCCACTGTTAAATCTAGATGTGCTCTTAAATCTTTGAGTCTTTGATTAATTTCAAATTGATCGATCATATATGCAAATATTTATTGTATTATTTACATGCAATGTATATAATACATGTAAGTTTTCAAACCAGCCACAACCAGCCACTTAGGGCTAAGGTGCAATCATGAACCAACAGCAAAACACAGTCAAATTAGATACGCTATTTGCATCTAACCCAGACATCAAACAAGGTCTGGAACAAACCGCCTCCCATTTGTTTTTCATCCCGTTCATGACACCTGATAAATTCGCCGAGTCCATAGGCCTAAGCAAAGGCGTAGTAGGTGGCTGGATAGATCAAGGCTACTTACCTACGGCGAAGATAGGCCGTTATCGCATGATTAATATGGTCGTTCTGGTGACTAACCTGAAAGAGGGTAAAGTGTTATGAGCGCTATAAAACTAACCGTAGACGAAGTAAATAAAACCTGTCGTCTAATCACTTCGGATTCGCATCGTAAATTCAAACAAGCGTTGGCTAATTACCATGACTCGTCCAGTCATTTTTATAGGGATATGGAGCATTGTCGTAATGAACTTAATCTGATTGCTAATACAGGCAGTGAGCGTTTACAGGGCTTTATATTCTTGTTTTTGGGTAACGAACAACTGATTACGGAATTCAAAACGTGTCAGGGTGAAATAACAGAAGACCGTAAACTTTTTGGTTCTCTTTTGATTGCTGGTGGACATTATAAAGATGAAATCCTTGTCGATGTTAAAGAGGTGGCATAAATGAACTCTATAGTTTTTATTCAGAATAAAGATTCTAAATCGTGGGCGGTAAAAGATAACCGAACTGGTGATTTAAAAGGGTTGATTACTGAACGGCTTTATTTGGGCTTGCCAGGATCAGGTAATTATGTTGCATATGAATTTTGTTATTTCGACAGCGATTTTGCAATTTCTTTGCATTCAGCTGATGAATTATCGGAAGCTCAGTCTTTTTTTTCAAAACAACCCGTAGGAGCCGTATAAATGGCTGAATCATCGATACTGCCTGATCGCGGCAGCTCAGAAGCGCAAGGTAAAAATGAACGCCTTTATAGAACCGCGCTTGAGCAGAGGGACTATATAAACCTTGAGCTTGAAGCCATGGATAGAGGCATGAAGCCTTTTGGTCTGACTAAAGCCATTATGACGCTTTACCTACATAAACAGCTTATTCCTATGAAAGAACTTTCTGAAGAACTGCGGACGCAAGTAATAGAGCATTTGAAAGGGAAACATGCAGCGAAACAAGCGGCGCGCTAATGATTCGGTTCCTTGACTTCCCGGCCTCCACGCCCCGCGCAAAGTATGAACCGAGGTACGAGGTCATCTTTGCCGGGCGTCTGGCCACAGGAGACAACCCGCTACCGGCATCAAACGCGCGCCGCATGTTAAAAGCCAAGAAACACAAACACCTGACCTTGGACAACAAAAGGGTGTCGGTGAACATGGGTAATAACAGGCGCGTTCTGCCCGTCGGGCATTCACCTAGTCCAATAGTGGCGCATCGCGCCCATGCTGCGCGTGGAAATGGCTATAAAGCCAAGGCTGAAAAAAAACCCACAGAAAGAAAACCGGCTGCGCCATTTACCACCCCATACATTGCCTTAAAGGCTGACAACATAGAGAAGTCGGCGGCGAAGTAGCCAGCGTCGAATTAGCGTAGTGAGTCCATACGCAAGCGAAAGGGATTGTAGAGGAAATCGGCGATTAAAACTGAATTACTGGCAGTTAGGTCAAAACCTTTGAAGCTTGCGTAAAAGCGTTTTGGCCTTACTGCCAGTTATCAGGTTTAAACGTCGATTGGAACGGAAAGCCCGGCCCTTTAGGGTTCGCCAAAAAAGAACAAAATAAAAACAGTGCAACAAAAATGTTAGATAAAACCGGCCATAACCAGCTTTATCCAGCCTCAAACAGAACAACAAGAACAGGGGTCAAAAATGATTACCATAAAACACTGCGTACCCGGTCAGGGCATGACATACAGCCAGCGCAGACGATTAATAAATCTATTATGGGCATTCGTTTCAAACTCAGCGCTTCCCTTTGTCTTGGGCCTTTTCATTGCACTGATCTCAATTACCTATTCATTTACTGAGATAGCAGAAGCCTTTGATAAATCCGGAATTGGGGCCTGTATTCAACCGGAGACGACGGGGAAGAAGACACAGATTTAGAGGATTAAACAAATGGCAATATTAGTATGTCCTGAGTGTGGGGAGGAATATGACGACCGCTTAAAGTGTTTTACTTGTGACTTATTTCTTGAAGAAGAAATCAAGCTTAGTGGCGAACAGGTGGAACTTTTAGACCAGATTATTGAGTATCGCGCCTTAGAAGATGAGTATCACTCCCTAGACGACGGCGAAGAAGATCCCGATTTAGAAGATCCCGACATAGAAGACTAACCGCGTTCGACCTACGCGTTTTAAAAGGTCAAGCCAAAAAGCAACAGAAACCGAAAGACCACCCTTAACCCAACAAAGGTACAAAATCATGACCGACCAATTAACCCAAAACAGCTTCCTAGGCGACATGCAAACAGTCATAAGAGGACAAGTTGAATCGTTAACCCGTTATGAAATAGATGGAGACAACAAAGGCGGCTCCATTTGGGTATCAAAACCCAACACCGGAAAAAACCCCAACAACCTGGGTAACGAACTAATCAAAGTCAAAATGCCGTTTGAAATGTTCGATCAGAAAAAAGCCGAAGTAGAAGCCGGAAAACTGTATTTCCCCTGTCAAATGGAAATCCTCTGTGAAATCAACATGGGTGGCCAAAACAAAGCAGTCCTGACAGCTATCAGCATGAAACTTGACGGCCCGGAACCCGGACAAATAAAAGACGAAGACATAGACAAAACAACCGGGGAAATCCTCCCTGATAAAGACAAACCAAAAACCGGTGCGGCCCAGACAACAACCGGTACAACTCACACTAACAAGCCATAAACAGAGGTTAAACCATGAAAATCCGCTCAATGGCCTGCCTGATAAAAAAGCCCGTAGAGTTCAAAGAGCGGGTACTCAGCAACCAGGTAAAAAAAGGCCGATTTATAAACGGCCATGTAATAAAAGAAAATGGACAATTAAAAGAAAACAAACCGAGGAGCATTACTTAAATGTCTGTTTGCGTTAAATCCGCGTTACTGACTGCTGGTATTTCGGGTAATGCTCTTAAACAGGATGGACAAGTTGTTGATGTTTACGCATTCGTTATTGATCCTGTTCAGACCACTCCTTGTCCTAATTACGCCATTCTAAGCGGACAAGACTTCGCGAATGTTCCTACCCTAACCGACATCTTCACGATGCCGGTAGCGGAAGATTTGCAACAAATGTGGATGCTTGGCTTTAGCTTGCCAATCATCACATACCTGACGGCTTGGGGTTATGGAGTCGTTATCAACTGGTTTAACGAAAAATATCATCGTTAGACTTTAACTTAAGAAAAATAGGTGAACTATGAAAAATATCAAAAGAATCGGTGCAGTTTTACTCACTGCATTAGCCTTGGCAATGGTTGCAATTACTCCTGCAAACGCTGCGCTGGACTTTACAGCCTTAACAGCGGCGGTTGATGCAACAACCATCGTAGCGGCACTTACAGCCATTGCCGCAATTAAAATGCTGCCCGGTGTAGCCAAGTGGGGCTTTAACAAAGTTATCGGCTGGTTCCGGTAACCAAGAAAAAGGAAGGGTGTCGAAAGGCACCCTTTTTTATAAACCCAAAAAGAGACCAAAAACATGATTTTTTTAACCTTGTATTTCCTAAGCGGCCTAGTTTGCGCCTATGCCGTCATATCGGGATTTGACAATGCGTAAAATAATCATATTTTTGATTTTATTGTTCTCGAGTTCTGTCTTTGCCGATACCTACCCCGCGCATCCACAATATTATATGGCGTGGGGTGGCAATAATGTTTATTCGCAGATCTCTTATTCCGATTTATGTTCAACGGCGCATCTTCCGGCCTCGAATACGTATGTCGCGTCTGGTAGTAATTGTTACGTAAACGGTAACACGTCTCCGAATGAGATGTCTTCCCAATACGGTGCGTCCGCATGTCCTTACGGTGGCACTCTTTCGGGTACAAGTTGTGTTAATGCTGATCCTTGTACAGCACCACAAGTTCGCAATACAACAACCGGCATGTGCGAAACGCCTCCCCCGGTTACATGCCAAACCACACCTACAACCACTACATCGGGATCAACACAAACTCTTACTTGGGAAACGCTAAACACCGGTTCAAACACCTGTGACCCTCATTCCTTGAATTGCGATTACCCACTTGCCGTAAACGCAACAACAAAACAATGCGATTTATCGTGTCCTGATGGCTCCACGGTTGACGTATCAGCGGGGGCCCAATGTCCGCCGCCATCATGCCCGAATCAAGTCAATGGTAATATGATAACCAAACAGGCATGGAATTCCGTTACTCAGAAATGTGAAAATTCCGACATTGTCTATTGTGACGGTCAATTACAAGTTCCTGACGCTGGAACAGGCACCTGTTTACCTAAACCCGGTGCAATCGATTGCGGAAACGGTGTTGTTGTCATATCTCCGGTTAAATGCTCTTCCGAGCCTGATCATTCGCAGGATATAACCTGTCCTGACGGCACAATAATTTCACCGCCTCGTGTTTGTGCCCCTTTACCGCCTGATCCGGCAAATTGTCCGGGTGGTGCTTCAGCCGTTGAAACCACCGGGTACGTTAACGGTGTTCCGACATGCATTATGAAAGACGGAACCAAAACAGCTGCCGCTGATGGTAGTCAGTCGCCAGCTGATGATAAATACAACCCTCAGAGTTATAAAGCCGGTGTGGCTTGTAACTCCTCCAATTCCTACCCGTGTGACCCGTCGCTTCCTGTTGTTAGTACGCCCGGCCTTACAGGTATAGAAAAATGTGGCCCTGGTACTTTTTTTCAGTGCGCTGACAAGTATGATAAGCCTGTCATTCCTGCCCTTTATCCTAAATCCCCTGCACCCACAACAGCGACAACCACCACCACCGGGACAGGTACTACAACCATAATAAATTCTGATGGTTCAACGTCCACGCAAACAACAACGACCAACAATACCGGGACGACAACCACCACGGGCGGCTCTACTGCCGGATTGGCTACTGAAGATACAGCCCGTGAGATTGCCAGTCGTTTGGGAGGTAAAGCAAAAGGCACTGGTGCTGCCACGGGTGCGGGAATGGGTACATTTACAGGCCGTGGAAAAAACACTAATCCAAACCTAGGCAAATGGTACGAGGCCACAACAGACACTTATGAGGGGGTATTTCAAACAAATGTTAATAGCGTAAAGGATTCGCCCCTTATGGGATTTAGCCAGAAAATCTTTAACGTGTCTATTCCGGGCGGCACCTGCCCTATCTGGACGATTCCGGCGGTTATGAATATGCAAGCTATCCCTGTTTCCGCTCTTTGCAGTGATTTCATGGACTCTATTTTTCCGATAATTAGCGCACTTGTTCAAGCCTCTGCGGTGTTTATGGTTTTTAAAATTATTATTTCCGGCTTTAAGTCATAGGAGGCTATATGCAGGCACTTATAGACACAATATCGAATTATTACGACAAGTTTATATTCTTTTTCATTGACGCTTTTGCATCAGTGAAAAGCTTTTTTACAGCAATCTTAGACACCATTGATAATTACTATGACACGGTTTATACCTTCATAACCAATGCTTTTGATTCGCTTCGTCTTTGGGTTACTGATGTTCCTATTTGGCTACTAAAGAAGGGATTTGAGGCACTTTTGTGGGTTTTGAATTGGGCGGCTGAAAGTTGTTCTTACTGCCTCGGTGGGGTATCTCATGCGGGTGAACTGGCGGACAAATTCCAATGGGCATGGAACACGATAGCAACTTATTCGCCGGGGCTTATTTATGTTGTTAACCGCTGTGGGGTTCCTGAGGCATTCAAAATATTAGTCTGCGGCATGGGCATTTGGGCCGTTGTGAAAACAATTATGATTATTAAAGGCCTATTATGATTATCTTCCATGAAGGCCTAGCCGGTTCCGGTAAAAGCTACGAAGCGGCCATTAATCAAATTATCCCGGCGCTCCAAAAAGGTCGAATGGTTTATGCCTATATTGAGGGCTTGAACCATGAAAAGTTTTCTGAAGTAACAGGGTTGCCATTACCCGTAATTCAAAATTTACTGCGCCAATTGACGAAAGAGCAGGTTAAAGATGTTCAAGTTCACGTTGCGAACGATTCTCTGGTTATTATCGATGAGCTTCAAGATTTCTTTCCGGCTGGCAGGGCGACTCTTGATCCGGGTATAACTGAATTTGTTACCCAGCATCGTCATCGGGGCATAGACATAATTTGCATGGGTCAGGATTCCCGTGATTGCCATATGCTGTGGAAGAGACGAATTGATACCCTGATCCGTTTTGTCAAACGTGATGCTATCGGGCAACCTGACGCATATACCTGGACAACCTACAAGCAACAAGCGGGTAAATTCGTGCAGTTGCGGTCTGGTAAAGGGACTTATGATAAAAAGAATTTCGGTTTGTATGCTTCACATACTGAAGGCGTTAGCTCAATAGATGCTCATAAAGACGACCGGACAAACGTTCTTAAGTCTGCGGCTTTTACGTTTTACATTCCGCTTTTTTTAATTGCGCTGGTTGTCGCTGTGTATTATCTCTACGGCTTCCTATCGGGGCGTAGTTCGCCAGTTAAGGCGAGTACGGCACCTTCTGCTGAAATTCGTCCGTCTACTCCTGAAAAGCAAGAGCAGTCCAAGGCAGCACCGCCACAACCAGCCCCGCAACCTAAACCGCCACCACCTTCAGACACAGATTATTTGGAAAAATATTTAACTGAGTATAGGCCTCGTTTGGTTGCACTGATTGAGGATAAAAAAAAGAACAAGATGGTGGCGCATATAGAATTTATTGATACCTCCAATAGAGTATTTGAACGGCTGAACATTCCCCAGATTGTTGCATTCGGCTATGTGGTCGAGCGTAAACCGTACGGACTATTGTTGAGGCGTGGAGATAAGCGCTATCCGGTTACATCGTTTCCAATTGAAAGGAGTGAAGGCGTTACGCGTCATCCTGAAGATTCTAGAAATTTTGCTGCTCGCTGATATGAACGTTACTGACCTGGCTCATTATGCCCTGGTTCAGTAACGGTGAACTTGGGTGATAGTTTTACTTATCAAAGTCGCTGGTGAGTTTAAGCAGCGCGTCATGCGGTGAATGAAGATTGACCGATTGAAGGAGTGATTGAGGTTAGTTATTAGACGCGGCACCGGGGGCGGGGGTGTATCTGACTGAGCGTTCACGGCGGCCAAAAATTTTAATGTTTAGGGTGAAATCTTTTTGCCTGTTTGAGGTTGGGACAAGCGAGTTGCAAAAAATTTCCGGGTTCCCTGGGCATTAAAATTTTTGAATAGGTGCCGTGGCGAAGGAACGGTATAGCCCCGCCCCCGGTGCCGCGCTAATAACTCCGAATGAGCGAGTGATTGAGGGATTGATGAATGAACGGCATGACGCGCGGGATCTAGTTTTCCTTCCCCTTGCTGAAGTAAAGAACCACAAAAAAGGCTGTTACGCCCCTGTATCACGTAACAGAACAATACACCACGAAGCCTATAAGAGCTGAAAAATATGAAATTTAACCAACGCTTTTCCCTTGAATCTCTTTCCCTTGGTTCTGAAGAAGATCAGTCCGGCTTATTGTTTGCTAATGGTGATCAAATTATAGATCTTTCGGGCGTTAACATTGTTGGCGCTTCAGTGGATACCGTAAGACAGTTGTTTCATGGTGTACCCAAAGCTTCTTTCATTACTAAGCTTGAGCAACATGTGGAAAATAAAGATGAGTTTATCCGGTTAACCGCAAACGACTTGGTTAATGATGACCGTTGGCATTTTAGCCGGATGGGTAAAACTGGCGGTTACCGGTATAAACTTCAAAACAACGCTGTTGGGTTGGTTGTTCTGTTTGGTAGCTGGTACGGCAAGATAGATCAGGAAGGCTCACATTTAAAAATTGAACTGTCGCCGCATTTTATTTCACAACGTACAGTCCCGGAAATTTGGGATTATCTGCACGGTGACTTCGTTGGTATATCTCGCATTTTCTTAGAAGAGCCGGAAGCAAAGGGTGTTGCTGTTCATTTGGCTTGCGATTATCAAGGATTCAATTTGCCTGTTGATTTTATACAAAAATTTTCAACCAGTTCCAGGACGATTAGGGCCTATGACGGTATAGCCTCCCTTGACCTGTCAGACTTTACGGATGCAGTTGCAACTTATGGCCGGGAAGGTCAGGACAAAAACTATCTGATCGGTAAGCCAATAGCCGTACAAATGGCGCTTTATGATAAGAGCTATGAAATGATCAAATCTGACAAAGTTGATTATTTTAACGAAGAATGGAGTGTTTATTCTTTTGGGACTTATGATTCAACTCAGTCAGTACGCCGGATAGAAGCAAGGCTTCATCATACCGTTATTCGTGAAATAGGCCACGGCTTGGGTTTGGAATTTGAGGGCTTTAACCAAGTCGCTGAGCACTTAACTGACCTCTGGCGCTATGCCCTGGAACGCAACCGACTAATGATTGACGGTGATCCCCGTGGTTATCTCAATCCCTTTTGGCAGCTTCTTATGCAGGATGTTCATTTCTATGTTCCCGCTCAAGGCGTGAAAATTTCGCGCAAAAAAAAAGAAGCAGTAGACCCTATCGCTAGAAACATCACTTCCGTTATTGGCAACTTGGTTTCAATCATGGCTCGCCGTAATGATTGCACAGTACGGCATGTGATGCGCCAGTTACATAACTTGCATATATGGCCGGAAATTCAAACGTATTACAGGAGCAGGGGGAAGGATGATGATGATTTGCGGGAGCAGATTAAAGAGGGATTGGAAAAACGGCGTTTGATTGGTAGGGCTGCGTAATGAAAATGGTTGATGCGTACTTTCCATTAATGGTTTGTGTTGTTTGTGGCAAGCGGTCGATTTTGCTGTTGCGTCCTGAACTTAACTATCATTGTTCGATTGCTTGTGTTGCTTTTGGTCTTCGGCATAAAGTCAAATGAGTAGTGATCCCTTTTCTATTGTGCCTTGCTCTTCTTGCTCTGGTACGACTTTGCTTAAAACCGCTTTGATCTGGAAAGAATCTGTTTTTTGCTCGGTGGACTGTCTGAGAAACTATGTTGATAGTGTACGGGTAAATAATGAGCCTATAAAAAAGAAAGCTCACGATAATTTTTTTAAACCTGTTTCACGTCTATCTGATGCACAGGCCGTTCAGGCCATTGGTGAAGATAGACATTTTTTAATTTAAACGGAATTAAACTGATGCAGATTTTTGACATAGATGAAGCAGCGGATTTTCTTAAAATGAATCCTGAAGTTTTAAGGCGTAAAGCTAAACTTGGATTGATTCCCGGCCGTAAGGCTGGAAAGCGTTGGGTTTTTGTCTGTGAGCATCTAGCCGACTGGGTTTCTGGCCGTTACCCGCTTTCTGTAAATGACACCTTGACGGTAGTCGATGATCAACCAAAGGATACTATTCAATGTCGATCTACAAGCGTAAAGATACATGGTGGATTCAGTTCACCGCTCCAGATGGACGGCGAATACAACAGACTGCTGGGACTCAGTTAAAGGATGAGGCTCAAGAATTACACGATAGGTTGAAAGCTGATGCGTGGCGGGTAAAGTATTTGGGTGCTAAACCCCGTTATTTTTGGAAGGATGCTGTTATTCGTTGGTTGACTGAGCAAGGGCATAAAAAAAGCATTGAGACGGACAAGGTTCATTTGCGTTGGCTTGATAAGCATTTAAGTGATGTTTATCTTGATGAAATTAACAAGCTCAAGATTGATTTAATAAAAAATGCAAGATTGGCTGATGGTGTGAGTAATTCAACTGTGAATCGACTTTTATCAATCTTGCGGGCTATATTGAATAGGGCTAAAGATGATTGGGAATGGATAGATTCCGTTCCGGGGTTTCGTTTTTTACCTGAGCCTGCTGGCCGCGTTCGTTGGATTACTCGCGATGAGTCAGTCCGTTTGATTGAAGAGCTTCCCGAGCATTTAAAGTTTATGGTTCGTTTTGCTTTGGCTACTGGTCTACGTGAAAGTAACGTAACTCATTTACAGTGGTCGCAGATTGATATTCAACGTAGGTGTGCGTGGGTTCTAGCTGATCAAGCTAAGGCGGGTAAAGCAATAGCTGTTCCGTTGAATGATGATGCTCTTGATGTAATTGCCAGTCAGGTTGGTAAACATGATGTTCGAGTGTTTACGTATAAAGGTAATGTAGTTAATGATGGTAATACTAAATCATTTCGCAAGGCGTTAAAGAGGGCAGGTATTGATGATTTTAGATGGCATGATCTACGCCACACCTGGGCATCTTGGCATGTTCAAAGCGGTACTCCTCTTCACGTATTGAAGGAGTTGGGTGGTTGGGCTGATATATCGATGGTTTTGCGGTATGCTCATTTGTCGAGCGCTCATCTTGAAGAGTACGCGGGAAATTCTTCTTTCCGACTTGAGGCAAGTTGTGACAAACTTACTACATCGGGATAATTCTTTGTGTTGATAATGGTA